GCCGTCGTGAACGGGAATGAAGAATTCCGCGAATTCCTTGGCATCGCATTTTGGCGCGCGCGATTGGTGGTCAATCTGGCACTGATAAGCGGCGCGCTTCACGAAATCGACGACATATTCGCTCGCGCCGCGCTCGGGCACGGGCACTTCGCGCTTGCTTTCGCCGCAGCGGGCGCAGGAATATTTGACGACGATCATGCGCCCACCAGCGGCCGGACGGCCTCCGCATCGCCGCAATCGACGTTATCGCCAACCACGCAAATCCTCTGGCGCAGCACGTCGAGATAGATGCCGTGCGCGATGCTCGAACTCGGATAGCGCAGGTGCATCGGCGGCGGCGCGCCGGCGGCCTGCCGTTCGGCGCGGCTGGGCGCCGTCTGCACAAACGGCGACAGCTCAATCCAGGCGAGCTCGTCCGGGTCTGTCACGAGGTGAATTTCCTCCCACCTGAAATTCGCAATCAAGTCGCTATCGGCCGTCGGCGAGAACGGCAGCGCGCGGCCATCGCAGAGCACGGCCAGCGGGCTCGCGAGCCAGATCCGCGCCACGACATTGCCCCCGCGCTCGAAATACACGCGCGCCAGCGGATCAGCCAAGCCATCCGGCCATTCCATGTCGCGCGTCATGTCATGCCGGTTGGCCCAGCCCCAAGCCGCCAGCGCGCGCGAGGAAGGCTCGGGCGTGGCCGCGCGCTCGAGATAGCGGTCGAGCACGGCCCGCGGCACATCGACGAACACCGCCTTTTTGCCCTGCTGGAAGCGCGCGCGGCAGGCAGCCAGCGCATTGTCGCTGATCACCGTATCGGCCGTCAGCAGCACCACGATTTCGCCCGGCTGCGCCATCTCGAGCACCGCCTTGTGCCCGCCGCTCAGCGACTCGTACCAGGCGCCCGGAATGATCGGCAGGACAGCGAGATCGATATCGCCCACCAGCGAGCGCCATGACGCGTCGTCGCGGTCGCTGTGGAAGATCGCCTTGACGCTTTCGCCCGGGCCGAGCGCGCGGATTGCGCGCATCATGGCCGGCAGGCCGCAGGCCGCGAACGCGCCGACATGGCGATCGCCCCAGACGGGGCACGAGATCAGCCAGCGCATTATCCGTGCATGCGCCGAAATGCTCGCCGCAACGGCTCCAGCTCGCTTTCCGTCAGCGGCTCATGTTCCGTCCCCGGCTTGCCGAGGTACAGCCCAAATAGCCAGTAGCGCATGCGCCATATGAACCTGACGATCTTCCTCACGCCGCAGCTTCCTTTCCCTGATACGGATTGAGCCGCTCGCACGCCGCAGCCACGCTCGCATCCGATGAGACCAGCGCCGGGTCGCCCGCAATGCAAATCCGGTGGCTGAAATTCCACCAATGCGTCGGGCCGGCACCGCGCAACGCCCAGCTCAGAATAGCCGTCTCGTCGATCGGCCATTCGTTGTCCGCCATTTCGTCGGCGTCCGTCACCACGTGCATCTCAGCGCGCGAGAAATGGTCGACCATCTCGAGGTCGACCGTATTCTTGAACGGCAGCGGCCGATCCTTGACGACCGCGAACGGGTGCATATGGAAGGCGCGCAGCACGATGTTTTCGCCCTCCTGGAAATACACGCCCCATGGCAAGTGGCACTTGCCTTCGCCCCAGAAGCACTGACGCGTGACCGGGTGCGCGTGCGCCATGCTCCAGGCATGGAGGTCGCGCGCCCGCATGGGCGGCGGGCCGAACGGCTTGCGCGACCAGCGTCGCGGCGGCAGCGGCGCAATCGTGCGAGTGCCGCAGGTGATGATCGCGCGCTTGCCCATGCGGAAGCGCGCTTCGGCCGCCGCGAGCGCCTCGACGCTCATCAGCATATCGGCGTTCATGAGGCACACGCGCTCGTCATCGCGCGCCGATTCGATGGCCGCCCGATGGCCCTCGGCGAAAGCCAGATAAGGCGCGCCCGGCGGCGGCGGCGGCAGCAGGGTAAGCTCATGCGCCGGCGCCAGGCGCCTCGCGACTTCCTCGGGCTGGTCGGTCTGGACGACGTAGCGCACGCGGATGCTGCCGCGAAATTCGGCGCTCAGCCGGGCGATAGCCGCCACATGGCTGCGCAGCGCCGGGCCGAGGAACAGCCCCATATAGCGCTCGCCCCAGGCGGGAACGGCGATAACCCAGCTGATCACCGCCACCTCCCGTAATTGAAGAAAGCCGCATGCGGCTCGAGCGGCGCCCCTGGCGGCAGTTCCATCGCCGCAAGGTCCGAATCGTCGAGCACCACGCGCGCCAGGTGGCCGGCGACCTCGACGCGAACCGCCGAATAGCGCTGGCTGAAATCTATCCAGGCGAGCACATCGGAAGCCGCCCCGCCCGCGATGGCGCGCGCATAGCCGTCCTCGAACAGCACGCCCGCCGCGCTGGCGTCATAGATGATCGGCGCGGCCGGGTCGGGCGCTACCGCCGGCGGCTTGGTGGGGTCGACCACCGGGCCGCGAAAGCCGACGAATAGCGATACCCGCTCGCCCGTCTCGATCTTGACCCGCGCCTGCATGGCCTGAATGCGCCCGGCGCGCCAATGGCGCGCATCGCGAATCCGCAAGCCGAGCTCGGCCAGCCGGCCGTCCTGCAGGATATGCGGCGGGCGGCTGGCTGGGTCCGGCACCGCGTTCGCCGCGGCGTCCTGCTCGGCCTTCGTCATCGCATGGTGGGCCGGCGCCTGGAAATCGACAAATCCAAGCACAAACGCCAGCTTGAATTCGGCGGGCGTCACGAGCCCCCAGTCATGCGCCGTCGGGCCGTCCGCGCGATAGAACAAGCCATTCTGCTTGTCGAAGAAGAAGGCGCCGACATGCGGCGGCTCGATCGCGCCAATCGGGCAGATCACCCCCTTCCACTGCTGCGGCCGCGGCGCCGCAATCTTCGGCAAGCGCGGCGGGGGCTGGCCTGACGGAAATGGCGAGAGCATCTGGCTCATGCCGCCGTCACCTGGACCATGTCCATGACCGGCCCGGTGGCCACCGGCCGGAATTGCCGGCTGGGGTCGAGCATGGCCGCGTAGCCGTTCGCCACGCGCAGGTCGACGGAGGCTCGCGGATAATCCGACATGTTGGCCTCCTGGCCATGCAGAATCGCGCTCGAGAAAACCACGGCCTCGCCGAATTTCAGGGGCACGGGCTGCAGCGCCGCCAGCGCGGCGGCATCCGTCGTCCGCTTCGGTGCATACAGGAAGCCGGCATCATGCCTCGCGTCGCCGCGCTCGCATTGGGCCGGCGCTGGTTCGGTCGCCAGCGCGCGCTTGTGCGAGCCGGGCGAGAACTTGAGACAGGCCCGCTCGTCGAGATCGCGCAGCGGCACATGGACGGCCAGCAGCCACGGCGCTTGCCCATACCACGTATCGCAGTGGAACCCGACATTGTCCGAGCGCCGCGCCGGCCGCGCGATCCGCACATGCACGCGCGGATCAACCGCGAGGTCCGGCCCGAGCAGCTCGGCGAAGAGCTCGAAATTGCTCTCCACGATCGAGCCGGCGAGGTCATATTCGCGCGCCCACTCTACAAGCCGGGCCTGCGCGGCCGCGTGCATCTCGTCGTTGTCGCCGGAATAGGCCGCCGAGGCGCGCCGGACGATGCTGCCGAGCCCGAGCAGGTTCGGCAGCCGGACCACCGCGTAGCCTACCTCGCGGAGGCGCCAGCTGATATTGCCGATGTCGGGCATTTCAGCGCCGCCCGCAGCAGAGCGCGATGTTGTAATGCGACATCGGCCCAAAGCCGGTGTGCACGACCTCGTCATTCATGCTGAACATGAACACGTTGTCGAAGAACGCCCGCATCGTGGCCGCGAAATCCGCCTGCGTCTTGCAGTTGACGTGGCCGGCGCGGCTTTGCTCGCTGGCGTGCGCCTGCGACTCGAGCGACGGCATGCCGAAGATGGCCGCGCCGGAATCGGTGAGCGCGGCGATGCCGTTTGAGATGAAATCGCCTTCGCATTCCCGGGGAATGTGCTCAAGCACATCGAGGCAGAAGACGCCGTCGAATGTGGCGCCAAAGCCCTCTGGCGTCCGCCCTTTCACGTATTTCCCGCACGGCGGCGAACGCAACACGTCATGCACCCGATATTCAATGGGCCGAGCGGGCGTCCCGACCTGCCGAGTCCGGGCATCGTGAATAAAATCCGCGTCCATGTCGACGGCAACGAGCTCATGCACCGCCTGGCGGACAATCTGCGATGCCCAGCCGTCGCCGCACCCGATCTCGAGCACGGAACGGCGCCCCTCGAGCATCTTGGCCACGAACTTGTAGCGGGCCAGCGTGAACGCCAAGCGCTTCGGGTCGTCGCGCCATGTCCACCCACTCATCAGCCCCAGCAGCTCCGGCTTGCGCGCCCGAGCAAGCAGCTTCGGCTCGTCGTATTGCGGTTCGCCCATGGCGCTAGCCCCCGAATGCAGCTGCGCCGACGCTCGGGAATTCCTTTTCGACGAGCGCCGTCCCGCCCGGCTGCGGGATCAACCCACTGTGCGGCCGCAACCAGCGCAGCGTGAATGCCGCCGGCTTGGCGTGCCCTTGCGACGGCTGGTGGACGATCATCGCGGCCTCGTCGTCCTTGAAGAACAGGAGCGCAATCTGCTCCATTTCGAGCCAGTCGGGATAGCGGTCATCGCGCGTGACGTCGATCTGGTCCCAGCCCATTTCGCTGGCGGCGATCACCGCGAGCTTGCCGCGGCCGCTGCAGCTTGGAACGGAAAACACGCCGTGCCGTTCGCCCGCGATCGTGTCGTCGTCCACGCGATAGGCGTCGAGAATATGCAGACTGCGCATGGGGTACTACTCCTGCTGCCGAAACGTCACTTCGCCCATTCCTGCGCGCCCAACGCGAGCTCGACGCCATAGCAATAGCAGTCGAGCAAGTCGTCCTCGCGCTTGTTCGCGTCCTTGTCGCCGATCCTGAAGCCAATCACCTGGCCGCGCAAGTGGTTCCGCGTGGTTTCCTTGTAGGTCGAAACCTTGTCGTGCGCCTCGCGCGAGAGCTTCACCTCACCGCGATAATGGTTGCCCGATATGCCGATCGCGCGCTCGTCCTTACCCAGCGCCGTCAGCCGCGAGTCAATCGCCTGCGCCGGCCAGCCGCGCCCCTCGGCCTTCTGGAGCAGCACCGAGCCGCTCGACTTGTCCTCGATCCAAGCGCCCAGCGAACCCTCGCGCGCGCCGTGCTTCAGCGCCAGCGCCTCAAGGTTTTGGAAAACCTGCGGCAGCCATACCTCGAGCAGAGCGCCTTCGATTTGGAGAATTTCCCAATCGAGGATGACCAGCTTCGGCAGCGTGTATTTGTTGCGGAGAAAATAAATCACCGCCGTGCCGTCATGCTCGCGCCCGGTCTTGGTCGCGCTGTCGATGACCGCATAGACCGCATCGCATTTATCCGGCGCCTCGATCGGCTGGCCGGCTTCCAGCCATTTGTCGAACGTGAAGAATGCGGCGCTCGACCAGTCGACAAATTCGGCGAGATATTCTTGGCGATAGACGAGCGGGTGATTGTCGGTCTTCAGGCGCTCCAACTCGTCGGCGGGCATGAATGGGTTGTTGTGCGTCGGTGCGTGAAATTCAACGAACCCATACTGGGGCTGGTTACATATCCGCCAAAAGAAATTCTCTGAGTCGTTTCCGTTCGTGTTCGATAAGGCGATAGCAGTCCCGCCGTAATCGAGCAATGTCGGCTTAATCGATTTTTCCCAAACGCCCATCATAGATGGCTTGGTGAACGCCGCCTCGTCTATGATGACCTTGTGGTATTTGCGTGACCGACCAGCGCGTTCATTTTCCAAAGTCCAGAAGTCGATGCGACCACCCGTGATGGTGCGGATAATCCCCTCGACTTTGGATGACGCGGATTTAACTGGCTCGAGAATGTAGACCATCTCGTTGAAAGTCTCGGCCAATATTTTGTAGTCGGGTGCGAAGATTCCGACGGATTGACGTTTGATCGCCGCATCGCAGGCAACTACCTGCGCCAGCGCTGTCTTACCCCAGCGCCGCCCGCATCGGATTGCCTTGAACCTCCCCTGAAGCTTGTACGCCTGCACTTGGTCTGGATGCAGCGTCGGGAGTTGGACCTCGATCATGTCCAATTTCTCCCACGTGTATCAGCGCCTCTTGATGCAGCCATTCGATCAAGCCCTTGGCGCTTTTCCGCAGATTGCAGGGTGCGCAAAGCCACTGGAGATTACGGATACTGTTCCCGCCTCCCTTCGACAGCGGAACCACGTGGTCAAGGTGCTTCGGGCCAGTCTCGATATTGACCCGGCAATATGGATTGGCACAGCAGCCGTGCTGGTCCATCAGAAGCTGTTCCAACTCTTCCTGCGTGTGCGTGCCTGCCGCGCCGCGCTTCAATGCCTTGCGATTTCGCGCCGCCAGAATAACCGCTTCGTGGTTGGCGCGTTTGTAAGTCGCTACAGCCTGCCGTAAAGCCAGCGCGTTAAGCCAATAATATTTTCTGCACGACGCACGCTCTTCATCGCGCTTTTCATCCCGCCGCGCCCGACGCCTCGCGTTTAACTCACCACGATTTGATGAATGCCAATCTGCGCTGCGCTTATTCGCGCGTGACCGATTGGCTTCAAGCCACGCTGCCGCACGACGGCGGGCTGCCTCGGCATTCGCGGGGTTTGCGCGCCATGCCCGATGATACTCGGCCGCACAGACCTTGCATCGCGATGCACAGCCCAGCCGCCCAGTCTTCGCCCGCGCGAACAGACCGATGGATTTCTCTAGCCCGCAACCCGAGCACGTTTTGACATCAGCCATAGCGGTTAGTCTAGTCCGGCAGCCCGCCTTTGATAACGATTTTTTGCTGGCCGTCTTCGTCGCCTACCGGACCTTCCTCAGGCGCCTTCTTGCGGTTCATGTAAGGCGCCGCGTCTCGAGCCAGCCCAGCCGCTATCCGCCAGTGTCCTGCCAACGCGGAAATGTGCATCGCGTGCAGCATGACCGCAACAGGGTCCATCCCCGCTATCTCCTCGGGAGTTAGCTGGCTGCTTGCGCGAGTATAAGCCTCGGCGAGCGCAGCTTCCCGTTCGATGACTTTTTTATTTCGGGAACCAACCTTCCGCCCACCGCGCCGCTCGCCTGGTTTGCTGCCGCCGCGGGGCATGATCGGCTAATCCGATTTCGATTGGCTAGCCGGACACGCAGCCGCGCTGCGTCGGCTCGATAATCGTCCTCCTGTGGGTTGAGCATGAAAAAGCCGCCCAAAAGGCGGCCCGAATAACCGAGCAAGAGCGCTAGGGGATGCACTCTGCGGCCGGCGCCGGAAATCCCCTCGATCGGGTTTGCGACAGCGCCTCAATGGCCGACTAAATATCCCGGGCATTTTCGAATGTCAAGCATGTTCGATCTGGTCGGCGAATAATTTCACGGGCGTAATGCGGCCGAACATCCGCACGTCAACGAACGCGAATTGAACGAGATCTATGCGTTTGATTCCATAGCTGATTTCGCGCTCGGACCATTCCTCGCCGAGCTTGGAGACGGAGCCGCTGAAGCTCGAAAAGGGTCCGTCGGCGACGCGCACGAAGTCGCCGAGCTTGAACTTCTTCGCGACGGCATCGGGGATTTCGCCGTGTTCGTTTTCCAGCTGGCGAACCCGTAGAATATCGCTGTCTCGGATCAAGCCAACGCATTGCCCCGCGCGGACGACGTCAATAACTCCCTTGAATTCGAGCAGTACGGATAATGCGTGCCAGTCGTGAATATCTATCCTGGCGAATACGTATCCGGGGAAGAAAGGGTGAATTACTTTCCGCACTATCCCGCGGCGCACGAATTTGTGCACTTGGATTGGATTATAGATCTCGTGGCCGCCTGCGGCGATGCTGGCGGCCGTGGTTTGCTCGAGGCGGTCGGCGCATTCGAAGGCGGTCCAGCGGAGGCATGCGGGCTTTTTGGCGAGCGGCATTTCGGCGAGGTTCCTGAGCGGATTAACGAAATGTTTCACGTGAAACATGGTTTTGATGCCGGGCGGCGAATTGGCGGGCGATGATGTGGCGGATAGCGCGCCGGCCTTCCGGGTAGGCGGCGGCCCAAGCGCGCCACAGGGCGCGATCGGCGCCGGCAATGCCGGGCGGCGGGATAACGCCGGTCGCGGCGTAGATCATGGCGGGGCTGTGGCCGAGCCAGCGGAGGGCGCGGGCGGCGGCTTCGGATTCGGCTGGTGTCATGGGAAAATCCTCGGCTGGATGTCATGAACGCTAACCCATACGCGTCCGCCAGGATGCCCAGCAATCCAAGGCCCCGTTTCGCCGGTATCAAATTTAGCGCGGCATCGAAATTCGAAATCGAACTGCACTGCGACATAATCGCGGTCGTACCATTCGGCGATTATGCCATCGCCTCCTGGTTCGAGATAATCGCTCGGCAATACGCGAACGCGGCGACCGGGCGGATAATCTTCGGGGTTAATGTTTTCGTCTCTCATGGGGCGGTGTCCTTGAATTTGAGGGGGCCGGCGAGGATGTCGGGGGGCTGGGCGGCGGCCGGCTTGGCGCCGTTGGGCGGGGCTTTGGCGGCGGCGGCGGCGCGCGCCGCGCGGAGGCGGCTGAGCTCGGCCTGCGCGGCTTCCGGCGTCCGCGGCCGGGAATTCGCGTCGGCGTAGCGGCTCCAAACGCCGCTGGCCAGCCAGGTTTCGAGGTAGACGATCCGCTGGTCGTCCGGGTTTGGCGGGGCGGCGGCCGCCTGGGCGGCGCGGCCGGCGCCGAAGGCGGCGGCCTCCTCGAGCTCGCGGGCGAACGGCTTGATCGATTTCGGCGGGTCGGCATCGCGCCGCCAGCGGGCAATCGCGGCGGCGAGGATTGCGGCCATGCGGTCGGGCGAGAGGCCGCGATCGAGCCAGGCTTGGATATCGGGCAGGATCTGGGCGGGCCAGCGGAGGTGGAGGCGGAGCTCGCCGAAGCTGGGCCAGGCGGCCTCGTGGGCGGCGACGAAGGCGGCCGCGACTCGCGCGGCGGGGGTATAGGATTCTAGGGGAGTAGATGATTCTAATGGATAGTGGTTAGTGGTTGCGCGCGCGCGGGATAGCCCCCGGACGCTGGTCAATGAATCATCTCCGGCGTTAAGTCCATGTGATTGTCCGGGGTTATTGCCGGATGAAGATCCGGGGTTAACATCGCTACCATCGTGACGGGCCCTCCTATGGTTGCATTCTGCGCAGGCAGCGACAAGATTTGATTCGTCGCTAGTGCCTCCGTCTCTTATGGCCACAACGTGGTCAACATGAAATGTATTTGGCAACAACTCGCCAGTTGCCGAAAGAACACATCTACACCAATGGCATTTCCCATCATCTCGATCAAAAATCCTCTTCGTCTTTGCTGGATTATCCGACCGACTAAATGGGCGAGTGCGCTGTTCCTTCGGAACGGTGCCACGAATGATTGAAGGGTTGCCGCCGCCTTTACCGAATTGGCTTTGTTGTTCTTGCTTTTCCTTGTCCTTGATGAGGCGCCGACAATAAATCACCCCGTCCTCCGTGATGCTGCAAACACCCCGGTCTTTCAATTCGTTGATAGCCGACTCTACGATCTTCAGCCGAGAGTTGCATAAGGCTGCGACATCGGCTGCTGTGGCAGCCTTTCCGGCCTTGCCTGGGACCATCAAATAGCCGTGCGGCTCGGCTTCGATCATGATCGAAATCATATCGATCCAGATGCCGCGAGTTGCCTCAGAACAGAGGCGCAAGCCGACGTCAGAACGCCACGCGGAACCGTAGAATCGGATGAATCTTTGAGCCATTTTTCAATCCTGGTACGCGGAATAGCGAAGTCCGGGGTTAACCCTTTCGGCATCGGCCCAGCGCGACCGGACGCCATCGAACCGGCAGTCGATCTTCGTCTGCTCGCCGTGCCGATTCTTCTCGATCAAGATTTCCCCCATGCCCCGTGCCCTCGCCATGCTGGCATTCCAATCGGCCATCTTGGCCCCCCACTCGTCATTCGACACGCCCGGCTTCTGCCGCGGCTCGGCGCGCCGCAGATATTCCTCCTCCCGATAGACGAAAAGGATAATATCGGCGTCCTGCTCGATCGCGCCGCTGTCGCGCAGGTCCGCCGGGCCTGGCCGGCGGTCGTCCCGCCCCTCAACCGCCCGGCTCAGCTGGCTCAAGGCCAGCACCGGCACATTCAGCTCCTTGGCCAGCGCCTTGAGCGCGCCGGTAATCTGGCTGATTTCCTGATTGCGGTTCTCGCCGCGCCCACTAGCGCCATCGGCGCGCATCAGCTGGATATAATCGACGATAATAAGGGATAATGGGCGCCAGCGGTGCAGGCGCGCCGCGCGGGCGCGCAGCTGGCTCGGCGATAATGCGGGGCGGTCGTCGACCCAAAGCGGCAGCTCAGCGAGCTCGGCGGCGGCGCGCTCGAGCGCGGCCAATTCGGCCGGCGAGATTGGCGGATAGGCACCCGGCCCCATGCGCTGGCGCTTGGCACTCACCCCGGTGATCTCCGCTAGCCCGCGCTGCGCCAGCTGCTCGGCGCTCATCTCCATGCTGAAAAAGGCCACCGCGCCGCCGGCGCGCGCTGCGGCATAGGCGGCTGTCGTGGCCATGGCCGTCTTGCCCATGCCTGGTCTGCCGCCGCAGATTATCAGGTCCGGCGCATGCCAGCCCCCCAGCTGCTCATCGAGCGCGGCCACGCCGCTCGGCAGCCCGCCCAGGCCGCCGCCATCAAGCGCCAGCCGCAGGCGCTCGAGCGCGGCCTGCGCCGGCGCCTCGATCAGCTGCGGCCCCGCGAGCTCGGCGCCGCCGGCCGCCGCCTCCGCGAGCGCCGATAGCTTGGCCTCGGCCGCCTCAATCTGCGCCTCGGCGGGCTCATCAAGCTCCTCCGAATACGCCGCGCCCTGGATATCTTCGGCCGCGGCGATCAGCCTGCGGCGCAGATAGGCATCTCGAATTAGCCGGCCATAATCGGCCACGCCGGATATCGAAGCGACCGAGCCGGCCAGGCGCATGAGATAGGCAAAGCCGCCGACGTCGGCCAAGTCGCCGTCGGCCTCGAATAGCCCTTTCAGCGTGATCGGGTCGGCTGTCGTGCCGCGCTGGATCAGCAGCCCCATCGCCTCGAAAATCCGGCCATGCACGCGGCTCGCGAACATTTCCGGGCGCAGGAAATCGGCGCAGCGCTCGAAGGCGCGGTTATTATGGAGG